TATAGGGGTATAGAATAGAAAGGAGGGCGGAGCCGGTGCGGTTGAGTTTTGGCGAAAAAATGCGCGTTATGATGAAACGGCGCGGGGTATCGGTGCAAGAGGTGGCGGATCGTCTGGGCGTGTCCCGGCAGAACGTAAACCAGAGACTAAACGCCGATAAATTCACGCTTGAAGATATGGAGAAATACGCCGCCGCCATTGGTTGCGGTATAGAGATAGAAATAACAGAGCCGCCGGAGGGCGGAACAGATCCACATATAAATAAATAAGGATAGCCGAAAAAGTAGAACGTAGGGCACAGAGAGAAGCACAAGAAAGCTTTTCCCGGTGTCCTTTTTATTTTGCCCATGTGAGAACGTAGGACCGCCACAGAGGGCACAGAGGAAAGGAGGGCGCAGAGATGGCAACAGAGAAGAAAGAAACGGCACAGAGAGACGCGCAAGGCGTGAGAAAGCAGAGCTATAAACGTTTTAAGGAGGGGCGCGACTACGAACCCACGGACGCAGAAACAACGGCGGCTTTATGTGATGCCTTTTTAACTGGATTCTTGCAGACAGAGGAAACGCCGGAGGGCGGAGAGGTACAGAACAAAGGGGGACGCCCTAGAAAGTTGGAAACGGTAGAAGAGTTTACAGAGGTAGCGGAAAAGTACATTTTATATATTAAGGATAGAGCGGCGGAGGGTGTGCGCTTGGTGCCTGATGTAGAGGGCTTTTGTAGTTTTGCCGGTATTTCTAGGGAAACGCTTAATAATTGGGAAACAGCCCGCCCGGGTGCGTATTCTGACACAATAAAAAGACTGAAAACAAGTATAGCAGCATTTAAGAAACAACTCGCCTTTGCTGGCAAGATCCCGCCGATCGTATTCGCTACGGATATGAACAACAACCACGGATATACACAAGCGGCGCAAAAGATAGATCTAAACGTTGGAAAACAGGCGGCAGAACTACCAACAGCGGCAGAGATTGCGCAGCGTTTACCGGTGGAAATGAGCGGAAAAGATCCGGCAGACACGGACGGAGATATAAATATATAGTATTTATGCGGTTTTGCGGTTCGTTTTCTTTTACTTTTACGAACTCGGACAGGTCCGGCGGCGGTTGGTAGGATGCCAGGGCGCAGAGATCCGGCAGCTTATACCCTGGGGCGGGGGTGCGTGGCGGAGCGATCCCGGGGCAACTCACCTCTCTGAGTTCCCAAAAAATTAAAAAGCCCCAAACCACCCCAATCGTAAAATGGCAAAGAACCCTATTACCGTAAACCACCCAATTTACAATGTAAGTACAGATACGGCATCCAGATAACAGATGGAAAGTGAAAGGTTTACAAAACCCCAAAATCCAAAATCGGCGGATGCCTACCGGCATAGAAAGAGAGAAATATGGAACAGAACAAAGAAACAGTAACACAGAATGAGCAGAGAGAGACGGAAGTATGCAGAGAGAAGAAACAGACCGCATGGGACAAATGGAAAGAGGACACGTTGCGGAAGTTCAATCGGACTGCATGACAGAGGCGTACACCGTAGGGGTCGCTGAAACTCATATCAGAAACAATGCAACGGTATTCCACATATACCAGATGATAGAGTTCGGAAAACTTACCAAAGAAGAGGGATTGTATCTCATGGTAAATACGCTTGCGGATGAAAACCTCCGTCTGAACCAGATGTGCAATGACCTCATAATGAGGATGCCGTCACGTCTGCTTGTAGAAACGATAACAGGCGAAAAATAAAAATCGGCGGAGGCTTACGCCTCATAAGGAGAAAGACCATGAAAGATGCTGAACAAATAGCAAACGCAGTAGCATACGCAATGGAGAAATGTTGTGAATGTCCACTCGCGGAGATTTGCAATGAGAACTGTGAGAATATGTGGAAGAGGTTTCTTACATCCGGGAGGGTAGGGGGAAATCCATTCCGAAAGAAAATCACTGCAAAAAGAATCCTGAAATGGTTCAAAAACATGGTGGCAGACGCGTGGGAAAATTCAGTTGTACGGCGAGCATTGATACTAACCCTCATTGTGCTTGCGATAAGTCTCATCTTCGCAGGTGGGTATAACCTTGGCAAGATTGTGGGCGCAGAAACACAGACGGAGGAATATCTGGATGGACGGTTGGAACAGTGATTCTCAAAATTTCCCGAAAAATAAAAAGGGAACATGGGTCAGGGACGCAGATAGGCCCATATCGCTTTTGGGCGGAAACGCATCCGGCAGGCCAACGGCATTGCTGGTATGTGACAGATGCCCTTGGTATGGAGCGGGAGCGTGCGAAAGATGCGATCCGTACACGGGCACAAGGATGGTATAGAAAATTCAAAGGAGGGATAATCAAAATGGTAAAAACGATAGTGGCGGTAGTAATCGCATTGGTACTGCTAAATACAGTGTGGTTCGTATTGAAAATTGCGGTGCTGATTTGGACTGAGGCAAAAGAGGAAAAGAAATGGCGCATGGGACCGGTCTATCAGTCTGAGGCGAGGGAGGCTTTCATCATGGAGTGTTCCCAGAAAGACATTAAGGGCAATCTATACGCAGAACGGCTCGATAAGTGTATCAAGAAAATGGATAGAGAGGAAAAGCGTCTCAAAAAGGCGCAGGAGAGATCCAAACAGAAACTTTCCAAAATGAGGGAGAGAGTATGAATTTCTTACCATTCAGACATTGCATAAGGGAACCGCATGGATCAGCAGTGAAATTTGAAATACTGGCAGCTACATCGAATGAGTTTCAGGTGCGTTACCCAGATTACGATTACATCAAAATGGGAGCCGGACCATCGGTGATGTACAACAGAGAACAATTACTGTGTTTCTTACTAGCATATGACAAGGCAGAGTGCCTTGAATTTATGGAAAAACTGTATCATCACATGGGATGGTCTACTGAAAAGCTGTATGAGAATCCGGCGTTTGCCGAAGTGATAAAGGAGAAAAAGACATGATAGCACGTTTCTTACAGGATATTGTCGTAAACGACATTGAGAATAATATGGAAATGACTATTGACAAGGGCGAAGAACTCTTTGCCATCGACAGAGGTACACATTATGAACTGAGAAAGGCTGACGGATGGGGAACTATGGCTCCGAAAGAGTGCGAGGGAACATATTATGAGATTGTGGAGGAATAGGCTATGAGAGTTGAAGTCGGAGACAAAGTTTATGTTCCAAACGAGAAGAAACCGTATAAGGTGCGTGCGAGGGATGATAGATATATCATTTGCACAAAACCTTATAATCCGCAGCGCACAGTTTTATATACCATTATTGACCTGAAAGAAAAATGGAGAGGACCGGATAACATGATTTTTTGCAGTGGATATGAGACTGATGAGGAATGTAAGGAACGTCTGGTAGAATTACAGTCCGGGAAAATTGAACTCAGCGCACGCAGAGGACTCCCATTGGATATTGACATTGAATAGGGGGATTAGGTCATGTGTGAAAATAAACCACAGCTCTTTATCATGGATGAATGGCTTGGAGACCCAATGCCGCTTGCGGAAATTAAGGAAATATCTGAGCCTACACTGGATGAAGAGTATGATATGCCGGATATTTCTCATCTGAAAGAGGGATTTGAAATACCTTTTGAAGTGAAAATGAAGAAATCTGCCATAAACAAACTGTTTCAACCGTGTTTTAGCAGAGAACCTTACAGAAATCTCGAAAAATGCGCCAAGTGCATACTGAAAGAGGACTGCGTGGTAGCGAAAATCGAGAACAATTTCAACATGAGATTAAGGGCATACCACCCTTGATAATAAATCACAAGGAGGACACCAATGGAAGAGAAAGAAAAGAAACCGTGGAGACCGCCAGAAGCGGCACATTTACCCGATCCGATAGCGTTTGCCATGCAGGGTTTTGAACGTTTTGGATTACCGAAAGAACGGCTGATACCGCCATTACAAACATTTGACAGAGTGATGCAACACTCGGCATTTACCGAAAACCGATGGTGGGAAAATGCAAGACAGGTAACGGCAACATCATCGGCAGAACAGTGGCGGAGTGTGAGCATCGAAAGAGCACGCTGTCTCGGAGAACCATGGCCGGATTTTGATGATATACCGGCTGCGAGTATCACAGAGGATTTTTCACAGAAATGTCAAAATGCCACAATCGGATTGTTAAGAGATCAGGTTATAGCATCATGCGCTATTCCGGGAGAAACATTATTTGGAGACATTTTTAACCAGTTAGGTATTAAGGAGGACAATATGGATAGAAGTTTAGCAGACAAGAAATTTAAGAAAGTAACTATCGAGTGCGAGGACGGCACTACTTACGCCGGAAAAATCAATCATATATGCGGTAGCCCGTATCGTTATGACAGACTGTGCGTAGAGGCAATGATCGAGGACAAGCCTATCGGCGCATACGGTATTGAGAAAGTCCTATTCCAGAATCCGGCAACAATCGTATTTTGGTCTGATGGCACAAAGACGGTTGTAAACTGCATGGATAATGTAGAAATCAAGAAAAAGGTTGTCGATGGCAAGGAAGTAACCATTCGCAAGCCTAAAAAGGCTGATACCTACTCCGAGGAAGCCGGTCTGGCTATGGCTATCGTGAAGAAATGGGCTGGCAACAACGGAAATTACAACAATATCTTCCGTGAGTTTATTCCAGGGATGGCACAGGCTGAAAAAGAGGCAAAGAAAGCTGCCAAGAAAGCTAAAAAGGCACAGAAATCGGAGGAATAACCAATGACGCTGAGGGAATTTGCCAAGGGATATGACGGCAATATTATGCTGAAAGCATTTGAGAACGAGAAATCAACAACTCCGACAGCAATTATGATGACTCAGATTACGGATTCTATCAAGGATGAGGTTCTTGACAAGGAAGTATACAGCTACACAATGGTCTGCGCTTCACTGTTTGAACGGTATCTGAGAGTGAATTTTGAAGCTGTGCCGGAGATCCCGGATGAAACGGAGGACACTGAATGAGAAAGATATTTTTTGACACAGAGTTTACCGGCCTGCATCAGAATACAACGCTTGTAAGCATCGGACTGGTTTCTGATGAGGGCGAGAGATTTTATGCGGAGCTGACCGATTACGATGAGATGCAGTGCGATGATTGGATTACCAAGAATGTTCTGGATCATCTGCTCCTGAGTGGCAACACGGAGTTGGAAAAGGAACTGGAAGAGGATGAGCTTACGACAAGAGTGATCGGCAACAGGGACGATGTGAGAACGGCATTACTTAATTGGCTTGATGGTTTCGGAGATGATATTCAGTTTGTCTCTGATGTGTGCCATTACGATATGGTTTTATTATGCGAACTGATTGCAGATGGAGCCATGTTGCTGCCGGACTACATCAATCCGTTTTGCCACGATCTCTGTCAGGACATTTCAATGATTTTGGATATTTCAGAAAAGGCGGCTTTTGACATTTCGAGAGAACAGCTCCTTACAGACAGAGGAATTGATTTGCCGAAAGGTCAAAAACACAATGCACTCTACGATGCGGAAGTTATCAAGGCAATCCATGAGGACTTTTTCTCCGTGGGGGGGTAAAACAGGGAGGTAAGAATGGATAAGGGACAAATCTTAATGGATTACCGCTTGGCGAAGAACCATAAGAGACAGATACCCATTCTTGCGGACTTAAATGCGTGCGACACGCAGACGATAGTAGAAATTCTGGAAGAGGGCGGCTACAAGCGTATGTTCAATACGAATGGTGTGGATATTTCCGTGAAGAAAACAGAGATTGAGCAAAAGTATTCTTCCGGGGAATCCATAGCTGCCCTTGCAATGGCGTATCACATTTCAAAGAAACAGATTAAGGTACTTCTCGGAGTAGAAGAGACGGAGGAAAAGGGAACCATGTCTGAGCAGGAAATGATAAAGAAACTCGGAGAACTTACGAGCGAGGTTGAAAAACTGAAAGCAAACAAGAAATCTCTGGAAGAAAGAAATGCGAAAGTAGAAAAAGAGAATGATAATCTGAGGAAACAGATTGAACAGCTTGAAAGTTTCAATGCAGAGCTGGATGCCACAGTCAAGGAACAGACTGAAATGCTGAATGGTGGAAAATTATATGAGGATTATCAGGAAGTTTGCATTAAGAATAGCAAACTCAACGCAACGGTTGATGTTCTGGTAGAGAAAATCAGTATGTTAAAGGCGGTGGGCTGTCATGGATAACGGAATGGAACTCAGAGTGAAAGATTATTGTGCTTTTTGTCCTGATTTTGATGCTGACGTTGATAAGGTTGATATTACTGTATTGGCGGATCATACACAAAGGGTATTAACGACTATCAGATGCAGACACGCCGGAAAGTGCGAAAGAATATACGGAAGAATACAGGAGGGCAGAACCAATGAAACAACGGTGGTACAAAGTAGAGTTTGAAACCATTGAGAGAAAACCAATCCGCAGAACTGTTACCGTATGCAGCACGGACAGTGTTCATGCGTCTGCTTTGGTATATCAGCAGTTCGGTAGAAAGAAAATCAAGGTAAAATCTGCCAAGAAAGTAAAGGAGAGCGAATGATGGATAATTTGAACTTGAAACCAAAGTCCCCGGATGAAGTAAAAACCATGATGTGGACTGGGGAAAATCAGCGTGAAATGTTCGATCTGCTTACTTGCGGTAAGAAAATTGATGATTATATGACTGCCAGCGGAGAGAACTTTTTCATAGACCATAGCACCGTAAAAGGTGGGCTGGTACTCATTACCAACGTAGGAAATCAGTGCGGATGCGAAATACCGGTAAAGATAGGGGATTATGTGTGCGGCCGCAGATATGGAGATAAATGGTGCTTTTCCGTTGTGGACGGTGCGGCTTTTGAGAACAATACTTGTGGAACTCTCAAAAAGAGAGATGAGAAACGAAAACCGATAGACATATTCAAAGACCAGGAGCAGTTAGAAGAGTGCCTGAGAGAGTGGCAACACAGATTATTCCTTGATGGGTGGCTGATACTGGCACACGTTAAGGATAAGATTATGAACCCTGACGGAGAAGAGGTAATTGACGCTGCTGGATATAACACATTTGTATTTGAATCCAGTCAGTCAAACATCCAGTTACTCAGCGATGAATCTTACAAAGAGAATAATACACTGTTCAAACATTGCATGGAAAAGGATCTTGTGCATGAACTTTTACATTGCAAGTATGACTGGATGGGATGCCAGGGTAGAACCTATGAGGGTGTGTATCTGGATGCGACCGAACACCAGAAGTTAGAAGAAATGGCAAAGAGCCTTATCATGGCGAAGTATGGTGTCGGTTATGATTACTTCATGTGAGGTGCAATATGACAACGGTGGTGGTCTATAAGACCGATACAAAAGAAGTTCTGGCAGCTATTCCGATGGACGGCGGAGATGCCGTCTGCCGGAATGATGTGGAATTTCAGATTTACAACGGAACAGAGCCAATATTCACGGAAACTCCCGGAGGAATTGTATTGGCAGAAAACAAATTTATGATAAAGATGGAGGGCAACAACAATGAAAAATAAAGGAACATGGATTATTGTCGGCATCGTAGCCGCATTTGTATTACTGATAGCAGGAATTTTCGTAAGCACCAACAACAGAGCGGTTTCGTTGGAGGAACAGGTCTTTACGGCTGACTCTGATATTCAGGCACAGGAGAAACGCAGAACGGATCTCATCTACAATCTGGCAGATTGTGTCAAGGAGTACGATAAGCATGAGGCAGAGACTCTTCTTAATGTCGTGGAAGCAAGAGGAAACAATGGCAGCACCACGGATATTGAGAATGTGACAACTTCCATAGCTGCGGTTGCCGAAGCATACCCGGAATTAAAATCCAATGAGAATTACAAGGAACTGATGAATGAACTTTCAACCACAGAGAATATGATCCTGCAGTACCGCACTGCCTACAATAATGAGGTAAGGGCGTATAAGAAATATGTGCGTAAATTCCCTCATAAGCAGATTTTGGGAATTATGGGATATGAAGTTATCAATTATGACTATCTGGAATACAGCGAAGAGGACAGACAGCCGGTAAGCAATCTGTTTGGAGAATAAGCCTATGAGGAAATGGAGTAAGATAATCTACTCCGGCAACGGTTGGGATATGACGGTGCGTGAACTGATGTTTAGCATCGTCATTATCCTTATCATGCTTATGGGTGGATTTTTCATCAGTGAAAAGATAGCTTCACACAATGACGAGCAGAATCAGGAATACTATCAAGCTATGCAGATTGATGGAAATGCAGAACTGTTTCAGTATGGTATGCGAACTGATGTAGGAAATGCGTTTGTGAAAGGAAATCTGGTGGCAGTAGATCCTGTTACAGATCCGGGAATAGGTGGAGTACCAGCTGCCTACATAAAGGTTGAGGAACAACACTACAACCGACATACGAGACAGGTGGCACATACACGGACGGTAAATGGGAAAACGCAGACTTATTACACCACGGAGGTATATTATTCGTGGGATTACTACGATAGTTGGGAAAACCATAGTCAAACAGTGTCATTCCTTGGTGTGGAGTTTCCGTATGGAAAAATCCAGATGCCGGGGCCTTACCTGTATGACACGATTAAGCAATCGTCCCATGTGAGATATTTGTACTATGTTATCAACACGGAATACAGCGGAGTTATCTATGCCAATCTCAAAGATAATACCATAGAGGACGGAACACCGTTCATTCAGGCAGATACGATAGATGAAGCGGTGGACTATATGGTTTCAAACGAAACTGCCGGGCTGGTAATTTTCTGGGTTGTATGGGTAATTCTGATCGTAGCAGCCGTGTTCGGGTTCTGCTATTTTGATAATAAGTGGTTGGAGGATTAGAGATGTATATTGTAGACCAGGATCGTAGCAACGTAGTTAATATCGGCAATATCAAAAGCATTGCACTCAACGGAAAAAGAATTACTGCCGATGATTACACACTTGCAGCTTATGACACAGAACAGAGAGGGAAAGAAGTATTTGAACAGTTACTTGGGAATGCTTTTCCTCCTGATATGATAGTAGCCAAGAATTGCAACATATCCGAGGATGCCGTAAAGGACCTAGCAATGGATCATAGCATTATTATGGTTCGTGACAACGGACAGGCGGATGTTACAGCTTATAGCTGCGGAGTTTATTATATGCCGGAGGAATAAAAGAATGGTAGATGTTATTTTAGCAATCATTTGGATTGCAATATTGGTACTTTACATTGTCGTGGGTTGGAAAGATGCGAAGTCCAACAATGAAGTGAAGAAAGAAATTACACAGATGAATGAGCTGCTGTTGGAACAGAACTCTCAGCTCAAAGAACAGAATAAGCATCTCAATATGGTTATCCTGAGTGTTTGCAGCAAGAGTGTACGAGATAGAAAAGAACAGGAGGGAAAACGTGAAAAAGCAACGGAAAGAGACACGTCTGAAAAGGAAACGCCTGAAAGCGGCGTATAACACAATCTTAGAAGAAAACCGCCGATTAAAAGGTTGGCAATCGGTGTATGGCAGAAAAGAGATTAGAACATTTGGAGAACGCAAAACACTCACAATATTTGAAGCAGGAAGTGACAATATGGGAGAAATCATAAAAGACAGAATGGCAGTTGAAATTGGTAGAGCACTTAAAGAAAATGGTGCAATTCAGTTTGAAACATACGATGATCCTATGAAATGTGGAATTATTGTGGATGCGAAAGTTAAAATCGTTATGCCGTAGGTATATTACAGAGCCGTGTAGAGCCGTGAGAAAGGATGAATTTTCATGGCTCAACACGAACTATCGAATAAAGAGATTATCGTAAGGCTTCTGAAAAGCGATCTGAGTGACTATGACAATCTTCTGTCCTTACTCGGAATGGCAAATGAGGTTATCCGGGAAGATAAAGAACTTTCACGGAAATTAGCGAATAAGGTCAGATTCCTTGCCCTGAGACTATGTGCGACAGGAGATATTAAATATTACGATTTGTACAATAAGGCTCTTTTGTTCTTAGCACAGGAACATAAGGATTTTGACTCTTATCTGCTCTATGTGGAAAAGAACAGAGATCCAGAGGACAGATACTATCAGCCACGAAGAAATAAGATTTATTGGCTTGTACAGAAGATGCAGAGGCTTATTGATGATGAGTTGGATATTCTATCAATATCAATGCCTCCTGGCACCGGCAAGACCACACTGGGAGAGTTTTTTATATCGTTTGTAATGGGGCATTACCCAAACACACCAAACCTTATGTCCTCCCATTCTGGATTTATGACGAGAATGTTCTATGATGCTGTTCTCAACATAATTACCAGTAATGAATATTGTTGGAGCGATGTGTTCCCAGACATTGTATTTGAGGGAAACAATGCAAAAGAAGAGACAATAAACCTTGGAAGATGGCAGCCGTTTAAGACACTGACCTGCAGACCAATCAGAGGTTCCCTTACTGGTGTTACCCGTTGTGAGGGATTTCTGTATGTGGATGATTTGGTTTCTGGTATCGAAGAGGCTTTGTCTATTGATCGTCTGGATAAGTTGTACGGAGAGTACACCACAGACCTTAAATCTCGTAAAAAGAAGAAAGCAAAAGAGATCCACATTGCGACCCGATGGAGTGTGCATGATGTTATTGGCCGGCTTGAAAGAATGTATGAGGGCAATCCGAGGGCAGAGTTCATTGCTGTTCCAGATATTGATCCTCAGACCGGAAAAAGCAACTTTGATTACGATTACGATGTTGGATTTGATGAGAAATACTTCCACGATATGGAAATGTCGATGGATGATGTTTCATATCGCTGCTTGTATAAGAGCGATCCGATTGAGAGAGAGGGTATTCTGTATCATCCAACAGAATTACAGAGATATATCGGAGGACTGCCGGACAGAGAACCGGATTCTATATTGGCAATCTGCGATACCAAGGACACCGGTACAGACTACAACTTCCTCGGAGTTTTCTATCAGTATGGAGACAGATACTATCTGGAAGATCTGGTATTCAAGAACATCGACCCTGGGACCTTGGACGAACTCAACTCAGATATGCTTGTTAAGCATCATGTACAGCAGGCACAGTTCGAGAGCAACAAAGAGGGTAGCAGAACCGCAAATGAAGTTGAGAGACTTGTCAAAGCAAAAGGCGGCAGATGCCATATCACGAAGAAATACACTACTCAGAACAAAGAGACCAAGATCATCGTCAATTCTTCATGGGTTAAGGAACACGTCATATTCAAGGATATTACAGAATATGAGCCTAAGAGTGATTACGGTGTGATGATGTCATTCCTTTGCAGTTATACACAGCTCGGAAAGAATAAACATGATGATGCGCCGGACACTCTGGCAATGTTCGCCCAGTTTGTAGATGCTCTTCTTGGCGGAGAGGGACAGGTAGTAAAGAGAAGTGACTTAGGAATATAGAAAGGGATAGCATGGGACAATATAGTTTCGCCACCAACTTGAAAAAAGAAAGAACGAATAGGGGAATTACACAACACGAACTTGCAACGGGCGTTCATGTGGCACAGAATACCGTGAGCGATTGGGAACAATGCAAAAGTTATCCGTCAATCGACAAGATATACGATATAGCAAATTTTCTCAAAATCCCTGTAAGCAAGTTGATTTCTGATGTTCAGAAAAACGGTTGTAAAGCCGACTGCACACAGAAAAACAAATTTTTTTGAAAATATTGTTTATTCCACTTGACAAAGAATGTTTAGTACGCTATACTACGACCATACCAAGTGACACGGACATAAGTTAAGCGGAGTGAACACAAGGTATTTGGCATTAAAGTTTCTCCTAACCATTACGGCACAGTAACGGTGCCGTAATATGGGAAGTAAGCTAACTCGGTAGAAGCGATGGACTGAAAATCCATAGGAGTTGGTTCGACACCAACACTTCCCACTTAGGAATTGTTGTTCCCCGACAGCAATCCCACATCGGAGGGTTCACGTTTATAATGAACCTCCGAAACCTCACATGGAATCTCCCCAAGTGTGAGGTATGGACCATTAGCTCAGTTGGTTAGAGCATCCGGCTCATAACCGGACGGTCTGGGGTTCGAGTCCCTGATGGTCCACGCATGGCAATCCGGCACGAAACTATAAATATAGCCATGGCAGTGAAGCTACGCCAAGATACACCGGAGGAAGTAAGGCGGCTGAGTGCGGCGGTGCAGTGCAGAAACGGTATGACTACCGCATGACCGTGACGGCTACCAGAGGTAGCAGACAAGAGAGGATGCAAAAAGATGTATATTCCTGAATTTTGGTGCGGTGTTGCCGCAACGATAATCACAGAAGTAATAATTGCAATCGCATATTCCATATATGCAGACCACAAGAAAGGAGGCAAGAAGTAATGAACAAAGCTGAATTAGTACAGGCAATGGCTGACGATGCCGGACTTTCCAAAAGTGACGCTGAAAAAGCACTCAACGCATTTGTTGAGATCGTAGGCGGAGAACTTGGAAAGGGTGGAAAAGTGCAGTTGGTAGGTTTCGGAACATTTGAAGTGACTGAGCGTGCTGCCAGAGTTGGCAAGAACCCTCAGAACGGAAAAGAGATTTCCATTCCGGCTTGCAAAGCACCTAAGTTCAAAGCCGGTAAAACACTGAAAGATGAAGTAAATCGTTAAGAGATCATTCGGAGTGACCTGGGAGGAGAATGGTGGTTCGATTCCACCTGTGGGCGTAACTCTTGCGAACAAGGTTCCCACCGCTTCTTTCCTAATGTTCTTGGCGATACAAGAAAATTAAAATAAGGAGATAAGAAAATGAGAAAAGCCCAGTATATAAAACCAGACAGACCGTTGCTTGTAACAGTGTCTGAACTTCAGGGATATGTAGGACTTGGATTTAAGTCAGCTAGAAAAATTGCAGAGGAAGCAGGAGCGATAGTTAAAGTCGGAAGATTAACAAAGGTTAATCTGAAAAAGGTAGAGGTATACCTTGACAAAATTAGCGAATTATAACAAGAAAAATCTTGTAAGGAGGGTGCAAAAATGGCAAATGTAACACAATTTAACCGGAACAATGCAGGAGAGGCAATATTGCTTGATATTCAGGGTTTGCAGGATGCTTTGCAATGTGGAAGAGGAACGGCGTTAAAAATAGCTAAAGAAGCAGATGCAGAAATAAGAATTGGCCGTAGATGTTTGTACAAGAGAAAAAAGATTGAAGGGTTTATTGAAAATATTAAAGAGTTGTAACGACAACAATGTGAATTTGTATACGGAAACAACGGTTACAGGAGCAATTTAATGAAAGTAAACAAAGCAAAAATCATTGATCTAATGTGTGCGAAAGACTTGACACAAGAACAGCTTGCCAAGGGGTGTGGCGTTCGTAATTGCACAATAACGGCTATTTTAAGAGGACAAAGGAAACCGTCAATAAAAACCATAAATAAAATAGCCATGTACCTTGGTTGCAATCCTAGTGAAATTGTAGAATTGCCATAACGGTTACTCATAAGGGCGAACAGCAACGATTGGTGGTGTTGCGGCGGACTGTAAATCCGTTCCCTCGTGGTAAACATTGGAGGTTCAATTCCTCTTTCGCCCATTTCGGTGTAATGAGCCGAGAAAGTAATCTTGCAAGAAAAAATCAATATCAGGAACCCGTTTACGCTTGTGCGGTTAATTGCCTTTCGGTAAAAAGGAACGCTCCTCTGTTCGATTAGTCAAGCGGTCAAGATACCACCTTTTCACGGTGGGGACGGGAGTTCGATTCTCCCATCGAACATTTCAACTGAGAATAACGCTGACTGTTTATAGTTGGTTTAGTGTTCCGGCTGAAAAGTATTGGCGAAAGCCGTGGTAAGCAATCATTAAATAGGGAGATTGCAATGCTCACTGAGAGGCTTATGTGAGTAGTCCGGGAAAGCCGACAGGACTTAAACTTGGAGAGCTTGCGTAAGTCACGCTAAAGACCATTGTTGCAACGATGCCTACGATAGCATAACTGGAAATGCCACGGACACCATGCCGGGGAAAGTGGGGTTCGACTCCCCACCGTAGGACGAGCGGATTTCTTAACTGATTTTCTTAGTCCGGCTTTAACAGGAAAGAAAATTGGCGGTGGCGAGGTTCCGGTGATCACTAAGTGACTTTTGGCATGAGTATTTTCAAGAGGAAAACCATGAGTAGAAAGGCAGATAGAGCCGTAACTACACAAAAAAATCTATCAAAACGCAGAGGAATGTAGTAGAGGCGGAGAACTGCGATAACAACGTACATCCGAGGTAAGGCGATAAAGAGTTGGACTCGTCAAAGGTTCTTTGAGTAAGTAGTCGGTGGATTATGAGAACCATGTGGAGGGGCGCAAGGTCCGAGAACCACATTAAAAAATGAAATACCTTTGTTGGCAACTGTCTTACACGTTGCATCGGTTCGGTAGTGGCAACCATCCAAGCTGCCGCCGGACTGCATCAGTACATAGTTTAATGGGAGAACACTTTTCGCGAGAAGAGGCGTGAGTTCGAGTCTCACTGTACTGGCTCTTGGGATATAGCTCAGATGGTAGTAGCACACGACTGTTAATCGTGGTGTCGTGGGTTCGATCCCCACTATCCCAGTTGGAGACACTTGACTTACTCTTTCAAAACACTCCACGACAGAAAAGGTTAGGAAAGGGCGTTTACGACCGGCGGAAGAGGATCTCCGACTTGTACGTTACCAAGGGAAAACTACTCTGCCGTGTGTCCGGTTGGTCGAGGGTGCGGTCTTGAAAACCGTCTGGATGTAAAAGTCTCTGGGGTTCAAATCCCTAACACGGCGTTTATATGGCTCTATGGTATAAAGGTTATTACGCCCGACTGTCTATCGGAAAATTTGGGTTCGATTCCCAATAGAGTCGTTATGGTGCATTGCCGTAATGGTAGCGGAGTGGCTTGCTAAGCCATCCGGCAGAAATGCCGTATAGGTTCGATTCCTATATGCACCGCTATGAGACCGTATTCCACCGGTGGAGGAGGTCTCAGAATTGGATAGTAGGCAGTAAAGGGTAACTGCAATATTAGTACGGTTGAGGAAAAGGTGCGTCCTGGTGTGGCAACAGCGCAAAGTGCAGTGATTGGAATAAGCAGGAATGGCAGCCACCCGCCTTTGATACGATAGGTTCAAAAATCCGTACGCACCAAACACATGAGGTAATCTGCGACTATCGTAATATTCCGGTGTAAGGTTCGATTCCTTATCTATCCAAGGGACCTCAACGCTTTATCTCTGGTTTCCAAGAGGTCGTGGAATAATTAAAGGCAACATCAGAGTAATTGCAAGGAAAAGCACTTTAACTACCCGTTGTGTCGATGTGAAAGACAATCGTTTCTGCCATCTGTACGAAAACAGATAGGCATATTGCGAGAGTAGCTTAATGGTAGAGCAACACCTATTGGTGTAAATGCCGGTTCAACTCCGGCCTCGGCAAAGCCGTCCTGACTTCGGACGCTAAACCAGTTGGGTTAGAGAGATTTCCCGAAAGATAGTTCCTATTGGCATACCCGGTGGTTAGGGTGCATCACAGCAAACCATAGTGAGTGTACGGAAATATTTAATCAAGTCCACCGTTCAGGATGTCGGCTGTGTGACGGTTAAGAGTGATTATGCGAGAAATGCGACATAGCAGAAAACTCGGAGGTTCTTGTGGGGCGAAGAACCATTATGGCGGAGTGGAGCAGTGGTAGCTTGCCGGGTTCATGCCCCGGAGGTCACAGGTTCAAATCCTGTCTCCGCAATCTTGCGTGGTAGTTCAACGGAGAGAACATTATGAGCGGTTGTCATGCTTCATGTGACACGGACAGCAATAATTCTTTTTTCGATGGTAACGAAGAGATGGGGGTTCGATTCCCTCCCACGCAACTGATACGGATTTCCGTATTAAAACTGAACATGGAGAGATGGCGGAACGGTAGACGCGGCAGTTATGTACAATACATCATGTTTGTGATGCTGACAGCAAATATTACAGCTTGGGGCCTGCTTCATTGTTGGTTCAAATCCAACTCTCTCCAATCAAGGCGATGGCACAAACGTCCTTACAAATCAATAAGACGTGCCACATGGCGAGGTAGCTCAGATGGTAGAGCAATGATGTGAATACGCAGATCATGTTAGTGATCTCAGCAGCAATCTCATTCCAGTCCAAGGCATGTGTCGGCGGTTCGATTCCGCCCCTCGTCTCTGCCCCGATTGCCGGTTATGGTAAACCGGAGGGAACATGACTGCGATAACGCTTGTGTTCCGCACAGCAATCGAGCATACGGGTTCAAGTCCTGTCGGGGCAATTAAGTGACGCTTACAGCAATCTTTCAAAACAGAAAATTCCATTGACAATATTTTCCCGTTTGAAACAGCGTCATGTAAAGAAATGAGGTTGCCTATGAACCGAAAAGAAGATTATAGGGATATGGAAAAGTATCATAAGGCGTGTCAGAGACAGCATAGGAGATATTACAGCAAAACGTCATTTCTATATCCGTCTCATCCGTGGACGGCAAAGGAAGATGCTATGGTAATTAAACATGAGATTACCGATTCTGAGCTGTCTGAAAAAATAGGTCGTTCTGTTGGTGCGATACATAACAGACGGTATGAACCTAAAAAGTTAGCCAGATAGGCATAAAACTTTATAGGGGACGCTCACAGCAAATTATTGGATATGACTGTTAATCATAAAAACCAATAGCGTCCTGAATGAACTTACAAACAATTTTATTATGGGACTCCTACAGCAATCACAATGGTTAAAACAATGTCTGCAAAACAATGTGAAGTGGTTCAATTCCACAAATGAGAGTCCTGGAAAGAGAGGAAACAATGAGCTTCGCAGATGCAATGAGAAAAGACGGTTCATTTACCAGAACCGAAAACGGTGCTGTGGCTTTGAATACCACAGGAGACGCAAGACTGGATCTGTTCGGCACAATCGGATCTCTGAGAGAAACTGATGAGGGCAGAATCGAAACACTGTTCGCAGAGGCATACAATCAGGATGCTCTTTTTGCCACAAAGATTGCGTTCTATGCAAGGGATATTCGTGGAGGTCTTGGAGAAAGAAAGACTTTCAGAACCATTATTCGTTATATGGCAGAGAAACACCCAGAAGCACTCAAACCGAACCTTGATTTGGTTGGTGTGTTCGGAAGATATGATGATCTGTATGAGCTTATCGGTACTCCGTTGGAGGACGATATGTGGGCGGCAATGAAGAAACAGTTTGAGGAAGATTTACAGAACCTCAATGCCGGAAATGCAATTTCTTTACTTGCAAAGTGGATTAAAACCGCAGATGCAAGCAGTCCTGCCACAAGAAAACTCGGCATACTTACAGCACAGAAATTAGGTTATCCGATCTACAATTTCAAGAGAATTGTTCGCAGCATGAGAAAACAGATTGGTGTCGTTGAAAGCCTCATGTCCGCCGGAAGATGGGATGAAATCAAATACCCGGAAGTTCCGAGCCGTGCGATGATGATTTACCGCAAGGCATTTATGAAACATGATGCTGAGAGATTTGGAGAGTTTATCAACAAAGCAGAAAAGGGAGAGGTAAAGATCAATGCCTCAACACTATTCCCTTACGATATTGTTGAGAAGATCCTTTACGGCAGAGAAAGCAACAAGGTACTTGAAGCCCAGTGGAAAGCCTTGCCGGATTATGTGGAGAAAGGAACAAACGCTTTAGTTATGGCGGATGTGTCCGGCTCCATGAGAGGCAGACCTATGGCAACATCAATCGGTCTTGCAATCTATTTTGCAGAGAGAAATGTGGGTGCATACCACAATCTGTTTATGACATTCTCTGACAGACCGGAGACGGTTATTCTGAGGGGAGAAACCCTTGAACAGAAGATTTGCAACGTGAACAGAGCAAATTGGGATGGCAACACAGACCTTAAAGCTGCTTTTGAGAGGGTTCTTGAAATTGCGAAAAAGCATAATACTCCGCAGGAGGAAATGCCGAAAGCAATCGTTGTTATCTCTGATATGGAAATTGACTATTGCGGAAACCGTGAGTGGTCTTTCTATGACAAGATGGCAAATAAGTTCCGCAAGGCCGGTTATGTAATCCCTAACATTATCTTCTGGAATGTGAACAGCAGACACGATGTATTCCATGCAGATCACAACCGTAAAGGCGTGCAGCTTGCAAGCGGACAGTCCGTGACGGTATTCAAACAGATCCTGCAGAACCTTGGCTACAATCCGGTTGAGGCTATGGAGAATACAATCAATTCTGAGAGATATGATTGCATCACAGTCGAATAGAGTAAATACTGACCGGGGCAAATAGCTCCGGTCAAATAAAATATAAAAGGAGATAACCACCAATGAAAACACCCTACAATGAAATTGTGAACATCGCAAGTATTGGTTCACAGACAAATCCGATTTCTCTAAATGAGATTTTGAGAAAGGCAAACGATGAGCAACTTACACCGGCAGCACAAAACAAAGAGAGAGTATTGTTTCTCGGAATTGATGTGCAGCAGGACTTCATGGATAATGGAGCACTCGGAGTTCCCGGAGCACACGGCGATGTGGAGAGAATGACACAGTTTATCTATAACAACATGGATAAAATTACAAACATTGCGGTATCTATTGATACCCACACACCACATCAGATTTTCCATCCGTGCTGGTGGATTGATGAAAATGGCAACAATCCGGCTCCTTACACACCGATTACGCTGGCAGACCTTGATTCTGGAAAGTACAGAGCTGTTATCTACCCTCGCCAGAGCCGTGACTATGTAGAACATCTGGAAAAAGACGGAAAGAAAACCTTATGCGTATGGTCTTACCACTGTTTACAGGGTACATCTGGTGCGGCATTTGAAAATCAGTTTGCCAACATGATTTATTTTCACTCTGTTGCAAAGAAAGCCGTTACGCAGCGTCTTGTAAAAGGACAGGATCCACTCAGCGAAATGTACGGAATTATCAAACCTGAGTATGATACAAAGAACTACATCAATATCGACTTCCTGAACAAACTGGAAAATTACGACAAGATCATTATTGCAGGAGAGGCAAAGAGCCATTGCGTATTGGAAAGCATTAAACAGATTCTCGAACATTACGCTAATCGCCCAGAGATCACTCAGAAAATCTATATCCTGGAAGATTGTATGTCCTCCATTCCTGGGTTTGAGGATGTTACTGAACAGACCTTTGATGATTTTAAGAAAACGTACCATGTAAACATCGTGAAAAGCACAGATGATATTTTGTAGGAGGTAGCCGGTATGAATGAAACAGAACAGGTAATTGACGGATTAGATGAGGTTGAGATCGCAAATACCTCCATTGATGAAATCGACAGTGAGAACATCAATTTAATTTTTGTCGGAATCGACAAGTCTGGTTCTATGGGAATGTATGAAAGAGATATGGTAAAAGCTCTTTCGGATTTCAAAGATGCACTTATCAATTCCAAGGAATGTGATGAGATTCTGGTTGCAAGAGCAGACTTCTCCGACAGTGCAACCGTAGGAGGCTATAAGCGCATTACAGAGTTTGACACTTCGTATAGCACCGATGGATGCACAGCTATGTACGATACGATCATTGATGGAACTGAGAAGTTGAAAGAATACAGAGACTTCCTCAAAAATGAGGGAATGAGAGTAAAGGCCGTGTTTGCAATTTTCGGAGATGGGATGGATAACTCTTCTCAGCCGGGAGGGTTTGCAAAGGCAAAGAAAGCGGTAGAGTATCTGAACGTGGAAGAAATCGTTACTGCGTTTATCAGTTTCGGAGGACAGGCAACACAGGAGGCGAAAGACCTTGGATTCAAGAATATCCTCGATGTAAGCAGTTCTGCATCAGAACTCAGAAGAGCTTTCAACTGCTTATCAAAATCAGTGATTGAAAACTCCAAGAGTGCCGTATCGAAACAGGATGATTTTTTTGACGTATAAAAAAATGAGAGTAGAACGGCGATCCTAAAAGGGGTTGCCGTTCTTTTTTGTGGGAGGAAATACAATGGTTATAAATAAAATCGGTCAGCAACATATCGACTACGGTACGAATTGCCAGGACTACGGAATTGAATTTGATGGGATGAAAGTTGTTTGCGATGGCTGTTCGGAGGGGAAACATTCGGAAGTTGGAGCAAAAGCGTTTTGCCATCTTTTGAAAAATGACAGCAGAATTATACATGAATGTAGTGTATATACTGCCGCAGCCGCTTTTGGAGAGATACTTGGTCTATTCGGGCAGACTTCCGGCTCAATCAGAGATTTCCTTTGTTTTACGATCCTTATGGTTACTGAAAATGAGACACATTTCATGGTAGATTACTGCGGAGATGGTTTTATCGTGAAAGAACGTCTGGACGGAACGATTGAGTTTGAAGAACTATCTGACGGAGAATACCCGAAATACTTTGCCTATAATTATGTGGATAAGGATATGCTCAAACAGTACAAAGATGGTGTCATTTTTTCCACAAAGGCTTTTCCAAAAGACGAATACAGGAATATTGGTGTAGCGTCTGACGGAATACGATTCGCCATGAAAGATGCACAATTTAAGAAAGAATTTACGGAAGCCCTGCAGAGCGGTAAGGAAGTAAGGGTAAAGAGGTTTATAAACAAACATCAGAGAGTATTCCAGGATGATACAACAATCGTATTGTAGGAGGGCATTATGAAAATGGCACTAACGAGGATAGGAAAAGAAAAGATAAGACAGCTTACCCCCATAACGGAGGGAGGCGAGGGATATATCTATGAGTTTGGCAACGATATTCTGAAAATTTACAAACCCTGTGTTGATATTGCAGCCAAGGAAAAGAAAGTTGCCATGCTCATTGACAAACCGCTGCCAAAGGAGGCTATTAAACCGATTACGGCAGTGTATGACAATAACAATAAGTTTATTGGTTACATTATGCCAAAAGCCGTAGGAGAGGAAGTAAGAGTTCTCACAAGTAAAAAATATCTGAAAGCGAATGGGATAACCACGAAAGATATTTTGGAAATACTCGTAAAGATAAAGGACACCGTGAGAGATATACATTCCGCCGGAGTGTGTATTGGGGATCTGAACGATCAGAACATCCTCTTTGACAAAACTGGAAATGTGTACTTTATAGATTGCGATAGTTGGAGCGTGGAAGATGAAAAATGTGAAGTTTGCATGGACTTATTCAAAGATCCATTGATGAAAGGAAATGATTTTTCAGAGGAAACAGACACATACGCAGAGGCAATTTTGATTTGGAAAACCCTTACAAGGATTCATCCGCATGGTGGGACTATGACACCAGATATGGATATTGTAGAACGTATGAAACGAGGAATATGCGTAATAGACAATCCAAAAGTAAAAATACCAAGAACGATTAAACCGTGGAAAAACTTATCTCCTTATCTGGTTGATTCTCTGAAAAAGATTTTTGAGAATAAGAGCAGATCTATGGGGGATGAATTAAAACACATGGCAAAACACCTTAAATTCTGCGATGTACACCAGGAGTTTTATTATGGCAAATATGCTCGTTGTCCGCTATGTGATAATAATGCAAATGTTCTTACTAAGCCGGTATCACAAGGGGTAACAGGAGGGCTTGCACTTATCACGATGCTCAAAGGAAACGATGTAAAAATTGTTCTAAATGAGCAGTGCTATATCAATAATGCCGGAGAAGTAGTGGAAGTTAAGAATGGGAATAAATTCACATACGAAAGCGGAATTAAATACCATTTCGCAGAGGTTGGAGCAGAGAATATTGTAATAAAAGCGGATGATAGAGCGTTCTGGTTTACCACGGATAGAGAATATGTGTTTGAGAAGAAACACAAGAGTCCGATTTATGCGGCAGGAGATTCAGTATATTTCATAAGTCCTGCCAATACATTAACCTCTATCCAGATCACAAAATCAGGCAACGGAATACGGACGATTACAAAATGTGGATATGAGAGTTACTTTGCGGTATCTGAGGGACATTCGTGCGTTGTGAGTAGATTTGCAGAAAACCTCATTGTGAATCTGGATGGAAAAAACATTGAGATACCATATACTGATACCGTGAATAATTATGGAATACACAGAGATAAAATAACCGGAGGATGGCTTATCGTGTTGGAAAACGGAGCCGGACAGTTCTTTACCTTTGTGTGCAATGAACATGGAGTAGCGTATAGCGAGGATCGCATTAAATATCAATGCGGGCTTGGCAATGTATGTTTTTATAACTCCAATATCTCAATACCGATTGATGGAAATATCAGAATATATTCGTACCAGAAACAGGCATTTAAAGATTTTGAGTGCGAAGCCGTATCGCCGGATAGCTGTTTAATCAAAGATTCCACAGCATTTACGATCGTCAATGATGAAAATATTTATAGACTTGTGAGAACTGCACGATGAAAGGAGAAAATGGTATGACAGAAGCACAGAAAAAAGCAGTTGAGGTACAGAAAGAAATCGAAGAGGCTTGCATCCGGCATGGACTTAATCTTACTATCTTTGAAAATGGAATTGGATTTGTCGATCCTAAAGAGAATAAGATTGTCATGGTATGGAGACCTCAGTATAAACCAGAAACGCCATCGTTACATCCTATGGAGGAAAACACATCAGCAGATTTCAAACCAGCCACACAGAAACCGTCCGGCGGAAATATGTCCGCTTTCATATTTGGCAGTTCAAAGGGAAGTGGCAGATTTATGGGAAACAAAAGGAAACATACAGTCAGAGGAATGAAACGGAGGTAGGTTGATATGCCAAGTTTTAAATTAAAACCGGAGCACATAAAGATTATGACAGACCTTAATTTTAGAATCTCCATTTTAATAGATTCTAAGGATAGGTATAGACCGGCAATAGATGTTAAAAGACCATTCGGGAACAGCGGCCCCACAACGAATGTGTGTGAAATCATGGGATGGCACTGCGATGAAGAAAGTGGAGAATACGCTGCTGAGGATATTGAAAAAGCCGAAATGCTCATTATCGAGCTTCCGGTTGCTTTGCAGATCGTGATGCAAAACCACACATTTGAACCAGGAGAGTATGAAGTAGGGGAATATTCCTCGGCATACTTCAATTATGTTCACATTCGCAATTATCACGCATTAAAATCTCCTATCGCAGAAATAGAGGAAAAATATAAAGACTGCGATCAAATGGAAAGGTTACATGAAGTTTGTATGAATGTATCTGGCGATAACCCGTGGAAAGTGATTGACGATCTGAAATGGTTTGCCCAAACCGACTTTCTGGCAGATGCAATAGTGGTATTTGAAAAGCATCGAGACGAACAAATCCTTGATGAATGGCTGAAAACACATGACGGAGAGGATTATTGCAAATATTGTCCTGAAAACGCTGAATGTCCTCACGGAATGGCTTGTTATGGTGGAGAACCTATCGAGCCGCCTTGCTACGGAGCAGATATGAAAGAATTTCTTTACACGGACTCTATTATTGAGGATGCACTGGAGGAAAGATATGGCGAAGAATAACAAACTGATAAATTCCCTGAATGAAATCGCCAGAAGAAACCGTTCACAGAACGTTGCTACTGCGGCAGACCAGATGGTTCCACAGATATATGCTGCGATTGCCATAGCACTTCACAGAACCTATGGATTCGGATATAAGCGTATCAATGATGTGTTCGTAGAATCACAGCACATTTGGGAAAGCTATGCCGGGGACGGAGCCGGTATGGTAAAGAAGTGTGAGGAAGAAACCGGAGTGACGGTATGCAGCACGGAAGAGGCTCAGAGATTGATGGAGGGACAGAATGGGATGTAACGGAATTTGCGGTACTTGTGTATGGCATGAGAATTTCAACGGCACTACGGACTGGATATGCAGCAACGAGGACAGCGACAGCTACGGAGCAGTCACATCCTATGACGATTACTGCATTGATTACGAACCGAAACAATAAAAAAACGAACTCAATTACACCATAAACTTTCAATTATATCATTTGACAAAGGATGACTATGTTAAAATATCGGTCTCACCGATATTCTATACATTTACCATCCTTTTTCTGTTAGAATGAGGGTGTCTTGGTAAAGGCGTTGGTGGATTATCCTTTTCTTATGTGGAGTAGTGCAATGCTACTCCATATTGTTAAGCCCGGATAACTCAACTGGTAGAGCACTTGACTTGTAATCAAGAGGTTGTGGGTTCGACTCCCATTCTTGGCTCTTACCTCTCGATAGAGGGTAATGGTTCCTCCATGATAATATAGGGGCATGGGCGGCGATGAACCGCCCAGTAATGTGCGGTGGTGCAGCATGGTAGCACGTCTGTCTGATACGCAGGAGATCATAGGTTCAAATCCTATTCGCACAACTATTTAATTACAGAAAGGAGCAGCTATATTGGAAACGGAAAACGTATACTGCCCTGTATGTAAGGCACGGGCAAACCGTGAAAAACTTCTTTTCAAGAAAGCACCCGGAGCATCCGGCACGATTTTCATAAACTGCCGTGGGTGCAAGGAAGTAATAAAAATAGAATTAAGCAAAGAGCCTTTGAGCCGGTTAAGTCATAAGTAGACTTGATCGGTTCTTTTGTTTTATTCGGAAAGGGGAAACTTCATGTACGCAAGCAACCGTCCGACTCTCGGTAGGCGAATGTTAATGACTGATGAGAGGGAGATAACGAAAGACAATATCATACAGGTTGTGTCAAAAGCATTTATGGAACATCAGGAAAATGTTGCCGAGGAAGTATACCTTTTTGAGTATGAGAGAGGAAATCAGCCAATTCTCAACCGTGAAAAGAAAATCAGATCGGACCTTAATGCCACAGTCGTAGAAAACAATGCTTCAAAGATTGTGGACGTGCATCTGGGATATTGTTTTTCCAACCCGATTACTTTCGTACAGAGAGCAAAGATAGAGCCTACAAAGAAACAGAAGAGAGCCTTATTCGGCTTCTTAAAGAAAAAGGACGAGGATAACGGAGAGAACATTGACGATTTGAAAATCGCCATGCTCAACAAAATGATGCAGGAGCAGAGCAAATCGGCAAAGGACATTGCCCTTGGAAGAAATCTGTTTATCTGTGGAGTCGGTTACCAGATGATGTTGCCGAACAGAAATCCAAGCCGTTATTCTCCGTTTGAGCTTTTGGTTCCGAGTCCACTGACAACATTCGTGGTGTATTCCAACGATGCGTACAGAGAACCGGTGCTTGGATGTACCTACTTCATACACGATGATGGAACCATCACTCTCACAGCATATTCAAGCAGATTCTGTTACACCATTGAGCATGAGCTTAATACAACGGACTATCATTTGAAAGAGAATATCACTCCGAACCCACTGAGAAGAATACCGGTCGTAGAATTTGCATTGAATGACCGCATGGGTATCTTTGAAAAGGTTATCCCACTCATGGATGCCATGAACCTTGTGGATTCAGACCGTATCAATGATATATTGCAGCACGTTCAGTCCTTACTTTGGATGCACAACTGCCAAGTAAATGAAGAGGGTAAGAAAAATCTCGTTGACGGCGATGGTGTCATTATGACAAAGAGTACCGGAGACGGCAAGGAAGCAAAGATTACCTACCTCAATCAGACATTGAATGAGAGTGAGGTACAGAAACTTGTGGATCATCTCAATTCCCAGTTGGAGCAGATTACTTCTACTCCGTCATGGCAGGAAGCAAGCGGCGGCTCTACCACAGGAGCAATGCAGCTATCAAATGGATGGCAGTGTTTGGAGATTTCCGCAAAGACCGTTGAACAGTTATTCACGGAACCGGAAATGCAGATTATTGATTTGGCAATAGAGATAATCAAGGCAGATCAGAGACCGTATGACGGTCTGAAAGATATAGAGACGGCAGACGTTGAAATACGTTTCTGCAGAACCAAGACATACGATCTGGTGTCAAAAACAAACTCCCTTGTGGCATTACTAAATGCCGGAGTAGATGGTCTCACTTCATTCAATACTGTTGGACTGTTTACAGATCCTCAGCAGGCATGGGTTGACAGTAAGACTATTATCGAGGGCATACAGAAGAAACTTGCATCCAAGGAAGAAAAAACGCAGCAGCCGAACCCTAACGCCTATAAGGATGATGAGGGGAACGGTGGGGAGAACAACGAGGAAAAGGATAAGACAGAGGAATCAAAGCAGCCGAGCAAAACGGCAATGGTAGAAGAATAGGCGGTGTGAGATATGTATGATCCGGTACAATACTTTGATGAAATGAATATCCTCAAAGACGATAAGCTCCGCCGGATAAATACTGCCAAGGAATTTATCAATGCCCTTGTTGATTTCTTTGCAGCACAGTTTATGAATCTTCTCTCCGGGATATTCCTTTACGAGAAGTCGAGTTCTGATTATGAAAATGAGCTCATGGATCTTTATTTTGCCATGGCTTCTGAATATCAGTACGAGACAGAGGTAAGAGAAAAGGCATACAGATTTGCAAAGTACATTCAGGAGGCAACCGAAAGAGCGGTAGCAAACGCCAACGGAAACGATGATTATAAAATGTCTCGCATGACCGGTGGCATTATGAAAGAAGAGGATGTTCCAAAGAGTGTTAAGCGGATGTTCTCGGAAGTCAGAGCAACCGAGATTGCCTTAAATGAAACCAACTGGATATATAACTGGATCAATCATCAGAACCTTGCCGAGAGGCAGGACACCCATACATGGGTAAGTATGAGAGATGAACGTGTCCGGGTAAGCCATTGGGAGGCTGACGGGCAGACAGTTCCGATAAATGAGCCTTTTACCATCAATGGGTACAAAATGATGTTCCCACTTGATGATAGTATGGGCGCACCGATAGATGAAATAATCAACTGCCGGTGCGTAGAATTATAAATTAGGAGGTAGAGCCAATGGCAACAGCAAGCAAAAAGACGGCAGCAGGCAAGAAGAAAATGGACGATAAGAAGAAAGTAGCAGCTTCCAAAAAGGAGACTGCGAAGAAATCTTCTGATAAGAAAGCGGCAGCTAAGAAGTCCACTGCAAAGAAAACTGCCACCAAGAAAACCACTGCCAAAAAGGCAGCAAAGAAAAACTAACTTCATACAGTTAGAGCCTATGAGCCGGATGTGATGATGAATCGTGTCCGGCTCATTTTTCGGTTATTCAGGGAGAAATCCCTATCACATAACGGGTTAGAGAAAATCCTTACAAAACGCATACAACTATTGTCTTGCAGAGACGCAAGTAAAAAAACGCAGAAATTTATACGGAGAGAACCGTTCAAACGCAGGAGGTCAATTATGGCAGATGTAAACAGTACAGCAACTCAGAACCAGACACAGCAGCAGACTCAGACAGAACCGCAGAAACAGCCTACTACTCAGGTTTCCGGTACACAGCAGCAGACTCAGACAACCAAGCCGGAGGATAACAGCAACGGCAATGAACTTACAGTTGAAAGCCTTATGGCACAGCTTGCGCAGGAAAAGGCCAATAATGCCAAGTTAAAGTCTGACAATGACAAGTTATGCACATCCGAGGGCAATCTGAGAAAACAGCTCAGAGCTAAGCAGACAGCCGAGGAACAGGAAGCGGAAGCAAAGGCAGAACAGGCGGCACAGAGAGATGCCTATGTCAAGGAACTGGAAAAGTTCAAGTCGGTAACAGAATCATCGGAGCGTTACTTAGGAATGGGTATGCCTACCGAAATGGCAAAGGCAACAGCAACGGCAGAGTATGAGGGAAATATGGATGTCGTTACTGGAAACATCTCTAAGTTCATGGCAGAGAGGGATAAGCAGAAAGAGTCTGAAATCCGCGCACAGTATTTAGCTCAGATGCCTACACCGCAGTCTGGAAACGTAGGTCAGGTTGACTATTCAGCACAGATCAAGCAGGCAATGGACGCAGGCGATACACAGGCCGCCGTTCTTGCAATATTAAGTCAAAATGCCGCTAACAATCAGCAGGCATAACTTTTAAGGAGGTAATGAATTATGGCACAGGGCACAGCAACATCATTCGCTGTTCCTAATTTTAGCGGAATGTTATTCGCTAAAGGGCAGCAGGCAACACCGTTCTCTACTATGATTGGCGCAAGACCTCTCGTAACCAATCATGTAGAGTTTACTTGCGGTCAGGAGTACAACACAGAAACAGGCGAACAGCCTAAGATTTCTGAAACAGCATCCCTTACCGCTCCACAGCCGGAAATTGTAACCAGAAGTCAGCTTACCAACGTAACTCAGATCTTCCAGAAGTCCGTAGCGATTTCTTATGGAAAGCAGAGCAACATGGGTACACTGCAGGGTATCAACGTAGCCGGTCAGCAGGCAAATCCTATGGATGAACTTGCGTTCCAGGTATCTCGTAGAATGGCGAAGATCGCACAGGATATTGAGTACACTTTCATCAATGGTAAGTATGCGAAAGCTACTACTGATGCAGAGGCAAACCAGACCAGAGGACTTCTGACTGCGATTACAACCAATATACTCGATCTCGCAAAGAAACCTCTTACCTACTGGCTTGTAGCAGAGGGATTAAAGTCCATTCACGATCAGGGAGCAAAGACAGACAATATCGTTCTCGGTGTAGATGCAACCACTATGTTGCAGCTCAACCTTGACGCTCAGCAGAACAACCTGACTATCGTTCCTCTCGGAAGAGAAGTAAACGGTATCAAGTTACAGACCGTAGTTACCCCTCTTGGAGAGGTGGCAGTCGCATTGTTCGATACCATGCCTGCCGGTACTGCCGTTCTGTTCGATCCGTCCATCATGGCTCCTGTTCATCAGATGGTTCCTGGTAAGGGTAATTTCTTCTTAGAGCAGCTTGCTAAGACAGGCGCAGGAGAAACTTATCAGATCTTCGGTCAGATCGGTCTGGATCACGGTCCTGAGTGGATGAGTGCGAAGTTCACTAATATTTCCACAGATCTTCCTAGCAAGATCACGGCAGCCGGTACAACGGTGGGGGAATAACAGGTCATACCCTTAACGGTGGTTCCGAGGTAGTTGATTCTTCTGTTTCCACATCAGCGGATGCGGTTTCAGAAGAGACGGCTACTGGTAAGAAGTACACAGAGGAAGAACTTAACGCTCTGACAGTAGCACAGATTAAGGCTATCGCAGCGGAACGTGGGTATGACATGAAAGAAACCGTAAAAGCAAAGCTGATCGCAGAGTTTTTAACTCAGCAAGGGTAAGAAAGTGAGGACGGATTATGGACGCTAAATTGTTGAAAATCATTTTAGATGATGAAACTCTCACTGACGAACAGATTGCCGTCCTCCTTGTGAAAGCTCAGAAACAGGCTGCAAATCAACATTTTTGGGCGGATGATGATATTCCGACAGAGGCAGAGTTGGAGAGATTTTATAACCGGTATGAGTTTGAAATCTATGATTTGGCGAAAGCCATAAACTCTGACGATGCGAGGGGCGGACTTGTATCTCACACAGAACTTGGAGTTACCCGGAACTGGGGACAGACAGGTAAGAAAGATATTGAGTTGGCCTTGGCGAAGATCCCACCCAAAACCTATGTCGGTCTGTTAAGGAGGGATGGCAATGCCGAAGCTGAGACTTAAAGACCTCAGATTGAACCAAGTCCCTTTTTATTACCAGACCTATGACGGAACGGTGGATGAAGTGGACGAGGATGGCAACCTTACCGGGGAGAGCATACCGAAGTATTCAAATCCGGTTCGTGTGCTTGCGAGAGTAAGTCCGAACTCAGGAAATGCCGAGGACTCCCCATTTGGTAAAGATATTGTCTACGACAAGACCATATCAACCGTACAGAAATTGCCGATTGATGAATACTCAAAACTCTTCATAGATGTGGTTCCTATTCTCAACGAGGACGGTTCCACAGATACAGAACCGGATTATATATGTGTCTGCCCGAAACATGATTTGCAACAGAATCTATGGGCGATACGGAAGATTAAGGGGAATATCCATGCAGGACAAAATAACGATCAATCCCTTTGACACGGACAGCATAGATGAGGCCATTAAGAAACTGGAAAAGCGGAAAGAGCGTATACACAAATGCGCAGAGAAACTTATACAGAGACTTACAGACCTCGGAGTTGAAAAGGCACAGGAGTTAGTTCCGGTTGATACCGGTACGGCAAGATCTTCCATTATCGGTTATCTGGATGAGGCAGAGGGAGTTGGAATCATAAGTGCCGGAGGGTATTGCAAGTACATTGAGTTTGGTACTGGTGTAAAGGGTAGGGACAACTCACACCCAAGCGAAGAGTACAAGGCAATAATGAACTGGGCGTACAATTCCGGGGCAACAATCTTTACCACGAAAGACGGCAGAGAGGGTTGGTATTATCCGGCTGATGATGGCACATGGCGATTTACAGAGGGTATGCCGTCAAGACCATTCATGTATGAGACGGCGCAATATCTGAGGAAAGAAGCACAAAAAATAGCAAGCGAGGTATTCAAGGATGGTTAAGGACAATGTGAATTTGTATTTTACGAACCTCCTGAAAGACTTGCAGAAACAATACAGCAGTTTGAAAGGAGGACAGGTGTATAAAGCTACACCACCGTCATTCCCCTATATGTATTTCAAGCAGATAGGCGGAGACGGAGTGTTATCCACACTTTCAAATACAGAGGACGGTATCAATCTTGGATTGGAAGTCAAATTCTATTCAAACAAATCCGCCTCAGAAGTGCGGAAGTTAGCAAATTCCGCAAGGGAATATATGGTAGGGATTGGATTTCATTGTGACTACTTCTCCCCTGTGGAGAATGTAAGCGATACTTCCATTTCACAATTCCTTACCCGATTCTCAAAACTGGAAACATGATTAACTCCATCGGCTAGGGTCGCTCCCGAAAAGCACTCGCCTGGTGTCTGCCGGTGGTTTTAATAAATTCAAGGCTTTACCTCTTAGGCAAAGGGAAACACAAGGAGGTAGAACGAAGATGGCAAAATGTACAAATGTGACATATCTCATGCACGAGAAAGCAGATGCTCCCGGAACATTTGAGAAGTTGATCGACATTACTGAGTACCCGGATCTCGGTGGAGAAAAGGAAAAACTCGATGTTACAACACTTTCCGATACGAAGAAAAGAACCATTAACGGTATCGAGGACACAGGGGATCTTGCTTTCAAAGCATGGTATGAGAAAGCTGATTACAAGAAACTCTTGGATCTGCAGGAAGCAGGAAAAGTTGATAAATACCAGTTATGGTTTGGAGAAGAGGGTGTTGACGGCAAATGGGAGTGGGCCGGTGTTATGGCAGTATATCCGACAAGCGGATCTTCCAACAATGCGAGAGAAATGTCATTCTCCATTACTGATGAGGGCGAAGAGGCTCTTCATTATGTAACAGCGTGAAAAAGTGAAACAGCGGCAGGGGAATAATCCTCTGCCGTACAAATAGGACAGATTAACGAAAGGACGGTTAATAAGTATGATTTTACAGACAGCGAATGGACCTAAAGAGATTAAAGTAGCAGATCTCGATTTTACAAACCTTATGTGTGATCTGGAAGATCACGATGTAGATGTAATGGGACTTCTGGATGATGATACCAGAGAGAACATGAAGATTTTTAAGACAATCAGAGCGATCATCGCAGTCCTTACCGGCACAAAGGATCTCACAAAAGCCGGAAAGATACTGAGCGAACATTTGAAGTACGGCGGTTCCATGGATGAAGTCATGGAAGCCTTTACGGAGGCAATGAAAACCGCGGGTTTTGGCGAGGAAGCCGAGGAACCTCCGAAGAGCGGAGGAAAGAAAACCAAGGCGGCAACAGAGTAGAGGAAATAGATCTCAGTAAATACAAAACATTTACAGAGATTATCAATAAAGTTTGGCTTCCCAACGCTCTCCTTTATGGAGTTTCCTATGAGACCTTTTGGACATTAAACCCTACGAAATTAGAGCCATTCCAAAAGAAGAGAGAAATGGAAGCGAAAGAACAGGCCACAGCCTTAGATACGTTGGCGTGGTCCGTTGGTTCGTATGTCGTAGATGCCATGGCAATCTTCCTTGGCAGAAATGCTCCGGCATACCCAAGCCAACCAAGAAGCATGAACAGCACAGAGGACGCACCGCCGGGAGCAAAAATGACGGATGCAGACAGATTCGCTGCCTTTGCCGCAGAACATAATAAGCGATTGAGGCAGCGAAGAGAAAAGTAGCTGATTACATGGGGATAGGTTGACGAACCGAAACAGCGCAAGTCCGGCGCAGTTCCCCATGTTTTCTTATTTTACGGACAAACAATACCACCCACGGACAGGGTTTTACGAAGTGAGGTGGCAAAATGCCTGATAACAGAGTAGATAGCATTTTATTGGAAATAGAAGCCACCACTGATAAGGCAGACGGTGGTATTGATAAAGTAACAAAAGCTCTTACCTCAATGAAGAAAATCACTGAGGGATTAGATACAGAAAAGTTAAAACAGATTCTTGATGTAATGCGTGGTTTCTCCGGCGTTGGAGATGATCTTAAAAATGCCGGAAGTGGTATGAGAAGCATTGCATCATCCATTAAGTCTCTGTCAGGAGTTGATACGGCGAAATTAAAAGAGGTTGCGGCTACTGTAAAGGAAGTCAGCACAGCACTTGGAAACCTCGGATCGAATAATCGCGTCAGCATCAGAATTGATTCTGAGGGGGCACAGAGACGTGTACAGCCTTTGGAGAACGGTCAGCAAGCAGCGGCAGCCACAGAAAGCGTTGCGACTGCATCAGAAGAGGCACAGGCAGCAATGAACGGTGCCGCATCAGCGGCAAGTCAGTTGGCACAAGAGGAAAGCAACCTCGGAACTGCCGGACAAAGCGCAGCAGCCGGACAGACAAACTTAAACGAAAGTCTCAATCAGGCAAACACAAATCCGGCTAATAGACGTATCCAGGAACTCATAGACCAGATCAATAAGTACAAAGCCACTGTCAGCGGTATGGAGAGTGGAAAGATACGGTTTGATACCGGTCAGTATGAGGAAGCTGTGAATGGTCTCAGACAGGCACAGGAACAGTTTAAGCAGTTCAAGGAAACGGTTTCACAGTCTCCTAAAAATATGGAGGATGTGGCAAAGTCCATTAAGTCCATAGGGGATGCAGCACAGAAATGTGGACTTGGAACCTTTTCTTCTATATTAAGTGGAATTGCATCAATTCTTCCGGCCATTGAAACCGGGGGCATGGCGGCAAATGCCGGATTCCAGTCTATGGCGGTAGGCCTTGAAGCCGTTCAGGCGGCGATACCGATTATTGGTATTATCCTGACAATCCTTACTGCAATCATCAATGCGGTAAGGCAAGTGGCAAATGCCGTAAAGAACGAGACACAAAAAATCATTTCTGCCGTGAAAACGGTAGTGAACAAAATCCGTTCTGGGATTGCTGCAATTATAAATAAATTCAAGGAACTCAAAAAAAGAGTGAGAGAGAGCCTTGGATTTTCAGAAAAACAATCTGGTGCATTTGCAAAGAAACTCGGCTCAATCATCCGACTTGGAACGTTCATGTTATTACGTTCAATGTTTACACACCTATTTGAACTCGTAAAAACAGGATTCGATAACCTTGTTATTTATTCAAAAAGAGCCGGAACAGAGTTTCACAAAAACGTAAATCTGCTCTACAACGATTTGCGACAGCTTGGAGCATCACTGACAACTGCATTTGAGCCAATACTGAATGTAGTTACTCCGATTCTGGATTATCTGATTCAGAAGCTCGTTGCAGCAACAAACGCATTGGCACAGTTCTTCTCAGCACTCACAGGTAAGAAGTTCTATACCAAAGCAATAAAACAGAATAAAGATTATACAGATTCCTTAAATGGTGCTGCAAAGGCGGCAAAGAACCTTACCACCGGCATAGATGAGCTTAACATCCTAAGTGATGATAAAAGCGGCAGTGGAAGCAACAGCGGAGCCGATGGAAGCGGTTATGAAACAGACGAGATTGCGGATAAGTACAAAAATCTTGCACAGATGATTAAGGATGCTTGGGATGAAGCTGATTTCTACGATGTAGGAAGAATGTTCGGGGAGAAACTGAAAGAAGCCCTCGATAACATTCCGTGGGACGGCATCAAAGCATCTCTGAGAAAGATTGCGAAGTGCATTGCGACATTCCTGAATGGTTTCCTTGAAACTCCTGGATTGTTCACATCAATAGGTGTGACAATAGCGCAAGCTATTAACTCTGCATTTGAGTTCGTTGATTCATTTGTAGAAAACTTCCATTGGAGCAGTCTCGGAACGGCAATAGCAGATCTTATCATTGGTGCATTAGATACTCTTGACTGGACTCTGATAAATAAAACCGCAAAGGGACTTGCACAGGGTATCGTAGATGCAATCAACGCTGCCCTGCAGACAGAAGATCTCTGGAAGAAAATTGGAACAGCAATTTCCAATGCAATAAACTCAGCGATTCTATTTGCAAAGACATTCGTTACCGGATTGGATTGGGCTTCACTCGGAACCGCAATCGGCAATTTGCTTGGCAATGCAATAGCCGGAATTGATTATGTTGGCATTGGAGAAACATTCGCCGGTTTTGTAAATGGTGTATTTACTGCCGTACTGAATTTCTCAAAGACTTTCCCATGGAAAGATATTGCTACGAACTTTGCAAACGGTGTCAACACAGCACTGAAAAAACTCGATTGGAATACCATCAAAGATGGTTTCGATACTTTCTGTGAGGGACTTGGAACAAATATAAATACCGCAATTACGAAGATCGACTGGAATCTCGTAGGCACAACGCTTGGCAACAGCATCAAGACACTTTTCAGCGGTCTTGGAAAATTCCTTGCAAAGATAGATTTCAAGAAAATCGGAAGTGACTTTGCGAGTGCGATAAACAAGGCAGTTAAGACTATCGACTGGAAAGAAGCCGGAGGCACAATCAATTCCCTTATATCTGGTGTATGCACACTGATTAACACTTTGATAGACGAGGTAGATTGGTACGAACTTCTAAAGGGCGTAGGAACGGCAATGTCCGAGATTGACTGGGACACAATCCTCAAAACAGTCTTTAAGGTATTTGCAGCCAAGTGGACGTTCAAGAATTTGTTCAAATGGGTATCATGGACCGCCATTTGGAACCAGTTGAAAACAAGCATTGTAGAGGGAATATCTAAGAAGTTTGGAATTGGATCTGATGATGGAGAAATAAATACTGTCGGAGAGAAAATAGTCAGTGGCTTGCTTGGTGGAATATCTAAATCCCTTTTGCCGGCACCATTGCAGACAGCGTTGAGTTGTTTCGGAAATGTGACAGATGTTGTCAAAGGAATATTTGGCATAGGTGGTTCATCCGATTCAACCGTATTCAGCACACTTGGAAGCAATCTTGTCACTGCTTTCAATGGAGGCATCGGAAAGAAATTCTCAGACTGCCAAGCAAAAGTTACGGAGTGGGCCGGAAAGGTCAATGACTGGTTCTCGGGTACGAGTTTTGGAAAGATTTGCAAAGAGACTTGGGAAACCCACGGTCAGAACATCATAACCGGCTTTAAGGACAAGATAGGCAATGCTTATACCACCACGAAAGACAGCATCACGACTTGGGCTGCTAAGGCCAAAGAGTGGTTCAACAATTCATCATTTGGTGGGGTCAACATGGAAACATGGACCGGATATGCAAATGACATTATCTCCGGTTTCAAGACGAAAGTGGGAAATGCCTATACACAGACCAAGGACAATATTACCACATGGGCCTCAAAGGCAAAGGAGTGGTTTAATAGTTCTTCATTCGGCGGAGTGAACAACGGTACATGGACCACCTACGCAAATGATATTATCACTGGTTTCAAAACAAAGGTGGGTAACGCATACACCACTACAAAAGATAACATCACAACCTGGGCGAGCAAAGTTAAGGAATGGTATACGAGCAGCGGCTTTGGAAACATCAATAGCAATACTTGGCAGACCTACGCAAACAATATCATTTCCGGCTTCCGGGAAAAGGTTGGAAACACCTATACCACCACAAAGAACAACATTACTACTTGGGCGAGTAGCCTGAAAGATTGGTTTTCTGGATCTTCATTCGGAAATATCAACAATGCCACATGGACCACTTATGCAGGAAATATCATAACTGGTTTCAGGAACAAAATAGGACTGTCGTACACAGATACGAAAAGCAATATCACAACATGGGCTTCAAACCTCAAAACGTGGTTCTCTGATAGTGGTTTTGGAGGCATCAATAGTTCTAAGTGGAGTACCTATGCAGAGAATATTATTTCCGGCTTCAAAACGAAAATCGGAAACAGTTATACGACTTGTAAGAGCAACATTACAACATGGGCTTCTAATGTAAAAACGTGGTTCACAAATACCTGTTCTTATGACAAGTGGTATGACATTGCAAAAAATGTGGTAGATGGTTTTAAGAACGGTATAGGGAATCTGTACTCTACCTGTAAGAACAACATTGAATCGTGGGGCAGCAGTATTATCTCATGGTTCAAAGACAAGCTGGATATTAACTCTCCGTCCAGAGTATTCAAACGATTAGGTGCATATTCCGTAGAGGGATATAACATCGGCGTAGAGAAAGAGGGAGAGAAAACAAAAGGAATTGTCACTTCCTGGGTAGATTCATTCGCTGATATGGACGTGAACCTCGGAACACGTCTGAAAATCAATGACAGTGCATTGAAAGAATACAGCAACAATTATGGAAGTGATTTCACGAATGAAGCAATCGTGCAGCGTGTGACAAGGGAGGTATCTACAAACGGAACCGTGCAGGCAACGCTTAATTCCGGCGGCGGTCTGAAAGAAGCTATCAAAGAGGCTCTGGATGATCTCGGAATAACAACCGCTGTGAGTGAGATTTCCAAGAACACCAAGACACAGGCTGATAAGAAAGAACAGACGATTGTTGAAATCGGTGGAAAGACAGTTACGGATGCAGTAACCACACAGCGCAATGCCAACGGTTACAGCTTCCAAGGAGCGTAAAGGAGGGATATGGAATGGCTTATATATCAGTAAATGGTTATGACTTTCCCCCTCCTAAACGTGGGGCAAAGCCAACTGTATCTACAATGGTGGATGCCGGAAGAAATGCCAACGGCACGGTCGTAGGGCAGAGAGTTGGGCGAGATCAGTACAAACTCGACACTCTGGAATGGCCGTGGCTGACGGCAGCAGAGTGGAGCCGGATGCTTACGGTGCTGAGTGCGTTTTTCGTATATGTCACTTTTCCAGATCCGGTCACTATGAAAAAAATAACAATAAAGATGTACCCCGGAGATAGGACGGCAGAACCATATTGGATTGATACAGACGGAAATCCAATTACCTATCAGAGTTGCAAAGTAAACCTTATTGATTGTGGAGAGTGATGGTGTATGCAGAAAGTATCAAATGAATACAAGGCAAGCATGAAAAGCTCTCTGAGAGAGCGGTCATACATGATGATTTCATTCGGTCTGGTAAATCAGGAGGCACAGGCCAACGCAACTGTCATGGGAAATAATTTTGCCTATTACTCGAAGCAGACCGGCTTATTCGGTCAGCGAAAAGAGGACACTGTATATGCCACGCTCGAACATGATTTCACAAAGGTTGACGGATCCATGTATTTTCTTCCAAGAGAGAATACATCCGGTAACTACTACGACACCGGTTTGATAAGCAAGCCTCTGATTCCGAAAAGTGGATATGAGCTACTTATCGAACTGAATGTTGTGGCAACAGACATTAAAGGTCTGACTATCAATTTTGGAGAGGTATACCCTACACGTTTTGATATTTTGACAAGTAGCGGTCAGCGAATAGAGATTACCGACAATGATATGTCAGAGTTCAGCACAGAACAGGTATTAGAGAATACCACCTATATCAAATTCATCTTCTATGAGATGAAAAATCCATATTCCAGACTGAGGATATATTCAATCCAGTTGGGTTACGGTCTCGTGTACTACAACGAGGACATTATGGATTCTAAATTAGATAGTTACATATCCCCGATTTGCGAGGATGTTCCACAGATAGATTTCATGGTTAAATTGCAGAACTACGATCAGTATTTCAATGTTGATAATCCAAACTCTGCAATCAACTTTTTGGAGACCGGTCAGGAGATGTATGTCTGGTATGGCTATCAGTTGCCGAACTCAGACACCATCGAATGGATAAGAGGCGCAAAGCTACAGTGTAGCGCATGGGAAAGTGATGATTACTCCGCAACGATACGATGCCAGGATCTCTTCCGAAACATGGATGAGGAATATTACAAGGGGTGTTATGCTCCGGCAGGAATCACATATTATCATGCGGCAGAACTGATATTCCAAGACGCAGGAATTACAGAGTATTACATTGACCCATACCTCAAAAAGTCAAAAACCAAAAACCCGATACCAAGGGTAAAACACAAAGAGGCATTACAGATTATTGCCAATGCCTGCAGATGCGTACTATCGCAGAACCGGTACGGCAGACCACAGATAAAATCATCATTCGCTCCTGAGTACGACATAACGTGCAACGGAGAGACAGAGTATTCCCATGTGCGGAATATTAAGAGTGAAGTGGCAAAACAGGAATACGCTTCATTCTCTCATAACTACACAACCGTAACTGCGGATATGTATTATCTGCCGGAGAACCAAAGTAAGGCAGATAAATACACAGGATATATTTCATTGCAGCAGTCTGGGAAAGATTGTCTGTTTGAACAAAATCCGATTATTTATATCACGCAGGAAACCGCCTGTATGTACTATGGTTTGCAACTGATGTTCGGATCTTCACTGCCGGACGGCATCATATTCAGAACTTTCAATGATGGTGCAAAGGTTGACGAGTACGAGATAACGGCAGACATTACCAAGAAACTGATTGTCCGCCACGATTTTGATGATTTTGATTTGATGGAGATTGAGTTCACTAAGACGAAAGAACCATTCAATCGAATTGTTGTAGATTACTTCTCATTTGGCGATATAACGGATTTTACAATGGAAAGGCAGGACATGACCTCTTCTCCGAAATCAATCAAACAGGAGCTTGTTAAGGCGGTCAGAGTGCCATGCTATTCATATCAGAAAGGCACAGCCGAAGAAACGCTCATAAGCGAAGAAACGGAAGTAACCAAAGGAGATGTGCAGACATATTACCTTGGAGATCCGACTTATGACTGCCGGGCAACATTCAATGGGTCAGCATCCAACGTAAGCATCATTGAACGTGGAGATTACTATGTAATGGTTAAGTTTCTGATTACTGGCAAGTACCAGTTTGAAATTATAGGACACAGATACAACATTGTTGAGCAGTATGCCACAAAAACATTTAATAGCAGAGGAAAGACCATCACATGGAAAAATCCTCTCGTAAGCGATATGGAAACAGCAAATCACTTGGCGAACTGGCTAGGAGATTACTATAACGCCGGTATTGAGTATGAGTACAATACCCGTGGCAATCCAGAGATAGACGCAAACGATATTGTGTATCAGGAAAATGCGTACCGTCCCGGATTAAAAGTAAATATCTACCGCCATGTTGTGAACTTCTCACAGAGCTTGTCTGGAAAGGTAATTGCCCGTAGGGTATCAGAAAAATAACGGAAGAAAGGAAGAGGAAAATGGATGGCTATTAAATCTGTTAAAGCTATCGTAAACGGTGTAACTACAACACTCACATACGACAGCGCATCAAAGACTTACAAAGCAACACTGACTGCTCCGGCAAAATCCTCATACAATCAGTCAGGACATTATTACGGAGTGCAGATCATCGCCACAGATGAGGCGGGCAACAGCACATCGGTAAATCAATCCGATGCAACTCTCGGAAGCAAACTGAGACTTACCGTTAAAGAGAAAACAGCACCAGTTATCACAATCTCAGCACCTACGGCATCGCAGTTACTTACGAGCAACCAGCCTACGATCACTTTCACAGTTACGGATGATGATTCTGGCGTGAATCCAGACACAATTAAGCTGCTCATTGATGGATCTGAAATATCCGGTGTTACAAAGACAAAAACATCATCCGGTTATTCGTGCAGTTATAAACCTACGGCGGCACTGGCAGATGGCTCACACACCGTAGTTGTCAAAGCTACAGACTATGACGGCAATGCTGCTACTCAGAAGAGCGTTTCATTCAAGATTGATACCGTTCCACCTGAGTTATCAGTTACAAGCCCGGTAGACAAGCTCATCACAAACAAGACAACCGTAACAGTTGCCGGAACCACAAATGATGCTACGTCCAGTCCGGTTACACTGACGATCAATGGTAGCGCAGTGACCGTATATGACGATGGTACATTCTCAAAGGATATTACCTTAAAGGATGGCTCCAATACAATTACTATCGTGGCGAAAGATGGAACTGGAAGAACAACCACAGTCAAAAGAACAGTTACTCTCGATACTAAAGCACCAGTTATCTCAGATGTTTCATTGGCTCCGAACCCGGCAGATGTTGGGGCAACCTATGTAATCTCTGTATCGGTAACAGATTAGGTGGTGGCATGGCAGCTAACATATTAGTAAGAGATGTGTCGATAACGCCGAACCCGGTGCAGACAAAAGGAAAATACACCATTTCCGTATCTGTTGAAGAACTAAAAGGGTTCGCATTTGTCGGCAGCTATGTTGGCTCCTATGTCAATATATCGGATAAGGAAATTCCTGATAAGTTACCACTGTCATACGTTGGCAGATACACGCAAGGATAGGAGGCGAGAAAGATGGCGGATATAGCAAAGGTTACTGGAACACTTGATGATGCAGAACTGAATTTCTCTCACTCCGTTGGAACGGTATACAAAGCCACAGCAAGCATTGATGGGTCTGAAAAAGATCATGTGGCAGTGGTAACAGCTACCGATTCTGCCGGAAACAGCACAACGGAAACAATGGTTGTTTCTATTTCTGGTTCATGGACTACTCCAAAAACTGATTGGTACGGTTATACGGATGGAGACGGTATATATCACGGCGATCGTTTCAACACGGAAGATTTCAACCGCATCAAAAACAATCTTGCCTACCTTAGAGAAATAGCAGTTGCAATGTATCAGGAGTTCTCTATCAACGATCTTGGAGACGATAGGAGCAAAGACCAATATTTTTATGCAGATGAGATAAACCAGTTGGAGGAAAATATTTCACTTATCGCCGCAAACACATTCAAACCGGATGTTGGAGAAGTACCTTTGTACATGGCAAACGGAAAGATATTCGACTACAACGAACTCAATCGCATCGAAAGCCTGATTTTAGATTTATTTAATCAGCTATTAAACCAATACAGAGGTCGGCAGATGCTTACCTTTAATTTTGGGATAAGGAGGGAGGTGTTCTAAGTGGCGTGGGAACGATTAAAGACAGACTATAAGGATGCCGTATGGTCCGGCTTGCGGAAGTTCATTCCTATTGATAATGGAGACGGAAGTTATTCCGTAAAAGATGTAACCCAGTACACAGTATATGATGAGTCGTTTTTCGGTGCGCTTGACGCAAACCGTATCAACACTGCGGTCAATGCAATCATGGCAGCATTGGAAAATGGAACAGATTTGTATGAGGTATTCACAGAGTTTTTCGAGAATCAGAAAGAAGAGTTCAATAAACAGGCAAATTTGGATCTCGATACATTCAATGTTTTCCTTGACAATCTGCAGGCAACGGCAAATGCGGATGTGGTGCAGTTAAAAAAGGACTACACAGCAGAAATGACGGCATTTGAGAACAATCAGGAAACTTTGTTTAATCAATGGTTCGCAATGATAAAAGATCAGTTGTCAGCGGATGCAGCCGGAAAATTGCAGAATGAAATTAACGATGTGGAAACCCACATTAGAAACCTTGCAGTGAAGATACATTTCAACGATACCGTTGGAACCGCTGCTGCAATAACTGTACAAAATGTAACATCCGGTAACAAATACATCGTTACAGATTTTACTCAGCCGTTATACCTGACTGAGGCCGGAGAATACACCATAAGCATTGCGAATGATAACTACATGATCGCACCAAAGACATTCTCAATCAGCAATACAGATCTTATGACACATAAGACTTTCAGAATCATGGACGGAAATGGTTTGGCATTTGTGGACGGATTTGTTGGAAGCTATGTAAATAAATAACGGAGGTAGACAAAATGAGAGATTTCCCTAAGAGACTTGCAACTGCCGAGGACATTAGAAATTGTAAATCCTTGGTGGATGATGGCGCATTTGCAGCAAAAGACCTGTTGGAAGCCATCGAAGATCTTGAAAGCATGAATTATCTTCATTGCCCGGTTCTTGCGGTAGGAGAGGATAAGAAAACTGTTACTATTCATTATTGTGCTGAGGCAAAAGCAAATACAAAGGCGATTGTCGGAAATAAGACGGTAACAATCACAAACGTAACACATGAAGAGGGTGAACCGGATGAGATTACAAGAGAGAAACAGTTGGAAACGACCGTTATTTCCACATCCGCTATGGTATCTGTGGATGCAACAGAAATCGCAGTTACCGCACCATACACCATTTACGACAGTCTCGGCATGACAGCCGAAGAACTGAATCAGATCAAGGAGGAATTGGCTAATGAGTAAATTCTACGGTTATGATGAAGCAATGGAAAATGACATTGCGAAGATAACCACCCCGAAACTTGCGCTTATGTCCGATGTCGTTGCATCTGACAAGAAGTTTATTCGCATGGAGAACGGTTCCCTTACTGTTATCGCAGGAGTTCTGATTGCGGTAGGTAATTCTGTTTTTAAGACAGAAAAAACCACTCTTACAGCGAGCAACTTGGACGGAACAGCAACTAAGTTTGAGGTGGGAAAGGACTATTGCATTTATATCTGCGATCCTACCGGTGGAGATGCCACGAACTTTGCCGCAGAACAGTATCGTATTTCCCTTAATACGACATATCCAAACGGTTATACGGCAGTTACATCAAGGAAAATCGGCGGTTTCCATTACGGCGTAGTCAGAAAAACAAATAGTTCTGGTATTCCAATCAGCGCATCAGGCGCAGCATTAGGAAGTGGATGGGAAACAAACGTAGCGGAGGGCATTGTACCTAATTCCGTTTGGACTCTTCTCCACAGACCTACTTGCGATCCTACCGGAATGGTATTCATAGGACCGTTCTGGGGCGATATTTACCTTTCATCCGATAACGGAGCCAGTGGTTTGCAGAGCAAAAAGGGTGTTGTGCCGATTACTGGAACAGAGGGATTGAACTGGTATATCGCCAATGAGAGAGCTATGAGAGTAGGAAAAAGACTTCCTACCTACGCTGAGTTCTGTAAGGGTGCATACGGATCTCCGCAGGGAGAGGATGGCAACAACACTTACACATGGTCTGCGACCTCGAATACAGCAAGAACCACTTGCGGAAATGTCAAGAACGCTGTTTCTGCAACGAACGTTCGGGACCTCGTAGGAAATGTTTGGAAATGGTTGGATGAGTTTATCCATGATCCGACAGGCTCATCTTGGAATTGGTATGACGTTATGAGCGGTCAGAAAGTTGGCCAGCTTTACATGGCCAACAACACTGGCTTGCACGCGCTCGTTGGCGGTGGCGGCTGGAACAACGGGGTTCACGATGGCTCGCGGGCTGTGAATTGCAACAATTATCCGTGGAACGTGAGCACGGCCGTTGGCGTGTGGTGCGTCTGTGACTCGCTGTAAGCTGATGGGGACCGGCGAAAGCCGAGTCCCTTGCAGTTGAAAGGTTGGGTGTAATGGCATACGAAAGCAAATACGAAAATCCCTCCACTCTGAAAATGGACTACATCCATACAGAAGCACACCAGATGGCCTACGACCTATCGGTATATCTCCATAAGAAAGTGAGAGAAATGCCACATTATGAGAAATTCACTCTCCAAAAGGATATACGAGAATGTATAGACGGAATCATGGATGAGATAGAAGCATACGAGAGGTCAAAGACAATCAGCCATCTTTACACAGCTGACAGGTTGAAAGGAAGATTGGTACGGAAAATCCGATTAGCACATGATCTCAAATATTCTGCAATGAACGACAGAGTATACAAATATTGTGCAACACAGATCGGTATTCTCGGTGCGTATATCGGAGGGTTAATAAACAAGGCACAAAAGGAAAAGAAATCAAAATAAGCAACTATCTTGGGGTAGCTGTTAATTCGCACTGTCGCTCCGTGGCTTGCACGCGCTCATTGGCGGTGGCAACTGGAACAACGGGGTTCACGATGGCTCGCGGACTGTGAATTGCAACAATTATCCGTGGAACGTGAGCACGG